ATCCATAAATAAATCGAATCATGACTACAAAGACAATTACATTTGGAGAGATCGAATGTTCGTATTCGGGTAGCCTTGCGCTGTGCGGCGGAGTGGTTGGAAACCACCCCGTCGACTTCTCAACTGCCGTACGGTACAAGAACATTGAGCCTCAGGTGAACATCACCCGAGCCACGGAACCCAAGCGCACCTCCTTGCCTATCAAGGGGGCGCTGGTCGAGGGTGTCCCGCTCCAGGTAGTGTCGCAATCCGAGGGGGCTACCCTTCACGCTGTCAGCAAGAGGTGCGACTACCGCGTTAAACAGGACGTGTCCGAGGCCTTCGTCAGGGGCCATGGACTTCTCATGGACAAGATTCATGAGCGCGAAGAGATCCGGTTGGACGCTGGTATGATTACCGCTTATCTCGACGAGATGAGCGGGACGAAGCGTGAGCGGCTCATGGCCCTCTTGGATTCGCAGGACTTCACACTGCCAGGATATACGGACAAGGTCGTGTTTGCAAAATCTGAGGTTCTACTTAAGCCAGATGGTGCTCAGCCACGCGTCGTCTACCAGGGCGGCGATATGTACAACCTCGTTATGGGCTCCGTCGTCTATTACCTCTCTCGTCGTATTGCTGAAGAGCTCAACCGCAAGAACCCTAAGAACACGGGGAATGAAGTTATCTATTGCGTTGGGATGACGGCAGACGAGATTGGGGACATTGTGCACCATACGCCAGGGCAGGCCTTCGAGAATGACTTCAAGAACAACGATGGGACTCAGCCCGTCGGTGTCAGGAAATGGGAGTCCATGTTTTATTATAAACTGGGCGCACCACAGTGGTTTGTTAGAGAATTTGCTGGGAACACTAGCGTGCGGGTTTTCACGCGCTACGGTGTTAAGGGGCGAGTCAGGGGTCAGCGTTGGTCGGGCGAGGTCACTACGACCACCGGCAACGGCTATGTCAACACCTGCACTGCACTCGCCAGCTTGGAAAAAGCCGGCATCACTTCTAGCACGACACTGATA